TTCATTAACACTAGGTGGTTATCGGTAAAATGAATTGTGGATAACTATAGATCCCTTGTATCCCCCACATTAACCCATTTGCCTCTTCGGTATATGTAACTCACCGCGGATCTCTCCAATCGTATCGAAACGTACATCTCCTCTGTCGGATTCTCGACCTCATCCAGTGAGCGATAATAATTGTTACGCTTAAGATCAGCAAGTGCATCCCAATACCATGATGGGATTTGCTCGTAACGATCCGCCGAAGCATGGATATCCTCAGCGGTGCAGTTAGGCCATGTTCCCTTCTTGCGCATGGATTCGGCTATAACTCCGCACATCTCCAGGATGAACGGTGATTTAGGTACATATGACATGTGATGCCTCCGAAACATTTTCTTCTATTATAAACGAAAAAAGGCCCGGCTGTTATGCCGGGCTACTTTTAACTCGCTTTATCCTCTATGACCACTTTCTTCTTTGTGTTGTATTCTAGGCATGCTTTCTCAATAGCTGCCGTGATTTCTTCCGGTGTTAAGGTGATCCCCAAGTTCTTCAGTTTGGCTGAAGCATAATCATATGCACGATTGAGCTTGTCCTGGCTTGCTTCATTGGTGAACATTGTTTCGGCAAAGGCAAAGGCTTCATTGGCTATTTTATGGAATGTCTCGCGCTGATTCTTGTTTTTGATGGTATCAATAGCTGACTTCACCTTAAACTGGAGCAGCCCTAAACCAGCAAGCAGCACGACAACAAGGATCTTAATCAGCTCCACAATCACATCAGAAATCATAGGGGATATATCTTGCCAAATGTCATGCATACTATTCACTCTCCTTTTTGGTGTAAATAATGATGTTTTTCTCTTTTTGATCCCAGAAGAAACGGCCGTTCATATGCGTTACAGCTCTAGTAGGTATATAAGACACGCCGTCAATCAGGACACCTTGCTCTTCTACCTTTTGATTATTGATTGTGACTGCGATTTTGGTTACCTTCTTTTTCACTTCTTCCGCTGCCTCCTCTTTGTATGGGACTTTGAAATATTCGCACAGCCCCATGGCAACACGTTCCGCTACATTGTCCTGGAATACTGGATCAAATAGCGCTGCACGATCATTTGAGTTGCTGATAAAACCTACCTCAAGCAGAATAGCCGGCATAGTCGTTTCGCGTATTACATGGAAATTTCCGTTCTTGACGCCCCGATCACGCAACTTGGTGGCAGCAATTAAATGCTTATGCACGATGGTTGCGAGTGACAGACTATTAGGACGCGTATAAAAGGTCTCTGTGCCTGTCGCAGAACCATTTACAGCGCTGTTAGCATGAATAGATACAAAGGCGTCAGCCTTAGCTTTCTGGGCTATATTGACCCGTTCTTGAAGCTCAAGGAATACATCTTTAGTTCGAGTCAATTGGATTTTAATGTGTTTGTGATTTTTAAGTTTTTGCTGAACCTTTAACGAAACTGATAGCACAAAATCTTTTTCGGTCTTTCCTCCGGCAGCAGCTCCGCTATCTTCTTCGCCGTGTCCTGGATCAATGATCACTTTTATTTCGTCCATCTTCTGATACCTCCGTTTCGGTAATTGTTCTGCAACGTGGGCAAAGGTAGTAATCCCCGAGAAGAATGAGAATAACCCTCTTTGCTTCGTCACTGTATTTGCTGAGCTTTTGCTTGAAGTGGGTACAACCCATTGGAGCCCCATTCCTTTCATCATGATTTGTAGGTTGTGCTTAATGATCTCTTGGTTAAGCTGATATTCTTTCACTTCACTTTCCTCATGAAAAAGAAAAGGAAGCACCTTCATTAATCTCTTTTTGGTTTTGCGTTGTTTGAGTAAAAGAAAAACGACCGCACCCAATGAAGATAGGGTAAGGCCGTTCTTAAATAGCGTCTCTCCTAATGAAACTATCAGATCGTACATTGTCCACCGCCGAATACAAAAATTTGTCCTTTGTCTCAGGACCCAGCAGCATTAATACCATAAATAAAAATTCATCCGACACGGTTGATTGCAGATACTCTTCCTCATCCATCTCGATCATAGTTCCTCCAAAACAAAAAGAGCCCAGGGATTCTTTCCCATGGACTCTACTTTGGCCGGTGCTTCCGGACTTCTAGTTAAAATTTACCATTAGCTAACTAACTTGTCAACAAAATAATAGAGCCCCGGCTGCCCGGGACTCTGTGGGTGTATGTGTATCACCCATATATTACCACAGTTTGAGTGCTGTTGAACCAACTATTTTAGCGGCACGCCAGCTTCTTCGAGCTGTTGATTGACATCAATGTAGATCTCGTTAATCTGACGCTGCACTTCACGCTGCCTGTCTGCTTTTTGCTTGGCTGACAAGGATTTATTGGAGCCGATATCACGCTTTTCTTTGTTCAAGTCAGACAGTCGTTTCGATGGTGAGCCTGCAGCCTGGGAAGTAACCAGTTTTCTAATTTCATCACTGTACCACTCAGGCGCCTCGCCGCGGCCGTCCCGGGAATCGTAGTACGCTTGGTTAAGGTTGTCCTTCGCATTATAGAAATCCGTAGACAGGTTATTGGTGAACTCCGGATCAGCAATGAAGTTCTTAAGGAGCGTATTGCGGACATTACCTGACCCCTGTTCACTTGTGAGTGGCAGCAGCAATCTTGCTGGGTCACCGCCGTATGCTCTGAGCAGATAGTCGATTTTCTTGGGTGACATCTTCAAGAATTGACCTAACTGGATAGCCACACTCGATGTTCTCTCATCGTAACGGTTCTCAGGCGAATAGTTCTCCAGTGAACGAGACTCAATTGGCGCACCTGTAAAGCTTCGGTTTGAAGTGGTAGCCACGAACGGAGCTGCAATAGTGGCATTCAGTGAGCCTTCAATACTTCCCTCTAAGCCAGTACCTTGTGTCACTCCTTGCAGCGCACCAGTTGCCACAGGTGGCAGCCATACGCTAGCCAATGCATCAGCTGCACCTTTAAATGCTTGAGGATCGCCGTCCTTCAAACTCTGCAATGCGCTGATTGTGATCTGACCAAAGGAGTTGTAAGCTGGCTCCATCGGGATTTTAATAAATGTTCCATCAGCATTCTTGCTAATGAATAGGTTCCGGTACCGCTCTCGAGCTGGTAGCTTTTCATAATCCTCATCATCCGCGAATTGCATGTATTCGTACATCTTCGGCAGCACCGCTACAGCTCCGATCGTAAGCCCGGTACGTACCGGATTGTCTTTGAATGACTTCATAATCCGATAGGTACCCTGAACTGCAGCATTGTTGTATGGTATGAGAGCTTCTAAATCTCGAGTCTTCGCACCTCTCCGTGAGAAGTTAACCGTTACTTCCCGGGCAGCATCCATGGCTTTACGGACGTTCTCCGGTGTTCTTTCTCCACCGAGTCTGTCTAATTCCTGTTTAAAGGCCGCCATACGAGGCGCGTTCTCGGCAATATTACCGACTTCCTCCAAAGCTCTAAATGGAGCAGCCACCACATTTCTAACTCCTTTGGCTACACCACGAGGGGATAACAACGGATCCCGGGTCATATCAGTGATACTCCGGTTCAGTTTGCGGTCGCCTTTTAATGCTGCGGAATATTCACCGCCCGAGCGCCGGAAGTCTTGAGCTAGGTTGCGCAGACCGGGAATGTTTAAACGGTCTCCGATCCCACTGAGAATGCCATAAACTGTGTAGGCCGCTTGCTTCGCCGGGTTCTTTGCCTGGATAGCTGACTGCACTAAGTCCATTGTCGCACCTTTGACCGCGAAGATCGGCGCAAGCGCCCCGGTCGCTCCCCGTTTAGTAGCATTACTGAGCACTTCAGCAAAGTCCAATAGCAGGTTAGACGCTTGAGGTCCCATACCCATAAGTGTTTTGACCACCTCGGGATCATAGACTTGTACATAAACTGGCTCTCCATTGACCATCGCACGAACAATATTATCCTGATCCAAGCGTGTACGATTAAACAAGTTTCTGAAATCACTGTTAATTTCCTCTGCAAAATCATCCATGCCGCCCTCAAACAATACAGAGCGTAAGTCCCTCTTATCATCCGGTTTCTGAACAATCTCAGCAATGCCCTTGAATCGGTCAGGATCTCGAGAAATCGCGCTTATCATTTCTTGCATGACACGGTTGTTCATTGCTGCATCGGTCCATGATCCCACCATTTCGACTGTAGTCTTACGCGGATCGACGATATCCCGGACGGAACCGGTCGGGCTAACTTTCTGCAGTGGAGCTTTCTGGCCGCTGAATGATGAGCTCGTTGATTTGGCAATGAATTTCTTACCCGGCTTCTCCGATCGGCTGAACTGACGGCGCATTGGTGAGTAATTCGGGTTCTGCTCTCTAAGCTGGTCCTTCATTTCCTGTGTGATCAGCCCCTCATTAACGCCGAAGGTTTGAAGCACATTATCATTGAAACCATCCCACTCATCAGCAATCTGAGCGAACCCTGGAAACCGTTTGTCATACATATCAATGCGTTCCTGTATCTTTTCCGGTGTCATGCCAAGGTCCTCATGATAAACACGCTCACCACGAGCAACCCGGGTACGCGCATGCCGCAAGGTAATGTAGTCAACAAATGCATCATCTTGGCCGCGCTGCACCTTTTTGAAGATGTTGTTCAGCCCTTCACCGATTACTGTTCCTTCTGGCGTAACAAACTTGTCCCGGATGACCGTATTAGCAAGGTTATTGGAACGTGCTGTATCCATAGCCGCCTCATATGTTGAATCTCCAAAACGTTTAAGCGGTGACAAGCGATCCACAAAATTTTGGTAGCCAGCTCGTGCGGTTGCAGCAGCTTCTTCCGCTAATCCCTTGGCATCATTTCGGATACTGTTACGAACGATTTGGTCAGCTGTCGTTAGTGGACCTGCATTCACTCTACGGTTGCTACTGAATGGAGATATACCGACTCCTGTATTTCCGAACAGGTTCGTAAACCAGTTACCTTTCATCGACTCGGCTTCCGGAGCCGCTGCCTGAGTAGTTGTTCTGTTCGGCTGTGGCGATTCGATTGTCTGGCTCACTGTAGGACGTGCCGTGATATCCGGAGTTGTGCGTGCGGCTGCCCGGCGGTTAATGGCATTCCCTATCCCTCTAGCAGCAATGTCACCCACAGCACCTAAGCCAGCACCTAAACCGGCATTAGTCAGGATATCTCTGTTGCTGTCCTGACCCTGTACCAATCCGGCAGCCACACCACCGATTGCACCAGTAGCCGCTCCCTCGATTCCAGCTCTAGCCACAGGCTGGCTTACTCTGGTTGCGCGTGACACGCCCCCTGTGAGCGCTTGACCTGCTCTTGTATTGAGCGCACCTGATACGCCTCGTAATGGAGCTGTAATAAGGTTACCGCCTGCAGACGGGTTAAAGCCTGCCCCGGCAATGCCGCCAGCAATACCGAGTACATCAGCCACTTTATCAGCGGTTTTGTTGCCCGTGGAAGCAGGTGCCTGTGATGGAGTACCAAGGAGCATGCCGCCCCCGGTACCTACTGCTCGAGTCACAAACTGGCCTACCTTGTTACCGTAGGTTAGATCATTCATAAATCGTGAGTAAGGAGCAACAAAATTAGAAAATGTGCTCTCTCTCGCTTTAGTGTTGATGATATTTTCATTTAACTGGTGCTGTGATGGAGATGGAGGCCCCTGAACCGGCTTTATCTCTCGTCCAGTTGCCGCCTTATACTCATTGATAGCTTCTCTGTTACCTTGAGTCGCTTGAAATAAGGTCGATTGAGTAAACCGATCAGCGCCTACTCTTTTCAAAGCATCTGGTAACGCATCAAAGCTATTCGTTACCGGAGTAGGCGATTGTTGTATTGGCCTGTTACGTACGGAAGAAAAAGAACTCTCAGGCTGCTTAACTTCCGTTGTTGAAGGAGAATAGACGCGTTGAAGCACTCTTTCTCTCGCTTCTTCGCCTTGCTTCTTTCGTTTTCTTATAGAATCAAAGCCTGACAACTCTATCCCCTCCAGTTCTTGATTACCTTAGATACATAATTTTGTGTTTCTTTTGGTGCGTGCGACTTGATAGCAGACCAGCTATTTCCGTATTTTTTAATTGCTTTATTTACATTACCTGGTCCCCAGTTATATGCTGCCAGAGCTAATTCATAATTTCCAAATTGTTTGTACATCTGACTTATATATTTGGTACCACCATTTACGTTTTGTGTTGGGTCGTATACGTTTTTGACCCCTAAATCCTTAGCTGTACCTGGCATTAACTGCATTAATCCAGCTGCACCTGCTCCACTCTTTGCGTTTGGATTAAAGCTGCTCTCTGCTTTGATAATGGATGATACCAATCCTTCAGGAACACCATGTTTACTTGCCGCACTAGAGACGATACCTCGATAAGCCTGCGGCGTGCTTGCCGAGGAACTTACTTTCCCGCATATTGTTTTTGATATTTATTGATTTCCTCTTTTGAGAATCCGAGCATAGCAAGAATTTGATATGTCTCATCATCAGAAAGGTTAGCATCCACTACATTAAGGAACATGTTTTGACGTTTGGTTGGGTCCTTTGTCAATTGGCTCCCTGTTTGGGTTTGAATTCCGTTTTCATCTGTAGAAATCACTGGCTCTGTGTACATGGATCGAACGCTATCAAGCACTTGATTTGCTGTTAATCCTCCGCTGCTACCACTACCGGATGACGGAAGTGACATATCGTAATCTAAAGAAGCCCATTGGCGGAGATTATCATCTTCACTAAGAGCCAGTTGTGCTTGCTGATAAGCTTGTTGATTTTGTTCACTTAATAGACTGAGAGCATGCCCAAGACCGAACTGTCTAACGTTCTCATCAAATTGAGCTTTCCATTGTTGATCTGCAATAGCATCACGAGCTTTTTGATAAGCAAATTCTTGTAAGTACGTTTCTTGATTAAATCCTTGTTGCTGGCCAGCCAAGGTAAGTGGAGTATTCGGATTAGCCGCCTGTCTCATATATCCAGTCCAATCACTTTGAGGCGTCATTAACCTACCTGTGAGATCGGAGTATTGTACCGCAGCATTGAGATTCGCTTGTCTGTTCTGTAAATCAAGAGTTTGACCTGCCAACGTCCGGATGCCTGGATTTGCCTGTATATTAGCCGAACTGATAGAAGATGCATAAGCGCTAGGATCAATGCCCATCGCCAACAACTGAGCTCGGTATCCATCTGCTTGAGCGCTGAGTCTAGAACGATCAGCTGCCGTAATACCCGGAGTTTCTGCTTGTTGTTTCAATGAGATAATGGAATTGATAGCAGATTGTGCTTCGGCTGGCATCGCTAAGTATCCGGTACGATCAGAAGTAGCAAATTCATTTTCGATTCTTCGTTGATCCTCTGAAAGATACATTTCAGCAGCAGCAGCTAAGTTTGTTAATTGTTGTTGATCTTGTTGCTGTTGGTTCAGATACTGTGCGTATGCTTGTTGCATCAAGGATGGGAGCACATCAGTTTCGACTCTACCCATTTCTTGAGAAGAAATTTCGCCCATGCGATCACTTGTAATCGTGCTGTTTAAGATGCCACGACGGTTCATTTCTGCCTGAGCTGCAGCATTTCCAGTTTGGATATTCGCCTGTGCTCGCTTTAAAGCAGCCTGATATGCCGGGTCGTTGTTTGGATCATATGAAAACTGCTGTGACTGGCGCTGCGCCAACTGTGTGATCTGATCCATAAGCGACTGCCCTTTTTGCGCGTTGGTCACTGGAGTTGAAGCTGCAGCAGTGGTGCCGGTGGTCGGCCCCGTATAGCCTAGGTTGGTGGTCAAATATTTCTGTTGCTGAGATGTATCCATTCCCTTTGCCTGACGCTCCTGAATGACTCGTAAGGCGCGTTGTGTCTCGCTCTCGGCGTAGGATGGGTCAGTTCTTAAACGGCTTGCATTGGACTGCATGGCCCGTCTAGCGGCAAGGTCTGCTGTAGTATAGTTGGTTCCGCCCTGTCCTAAAGAGGATGCCGATGTAGTGCTTGTTGTTGTAGGCTTTTCAGCTACCGTTGTTGCTGTAGCGACTGGCAGCTTCGTAGTTGTGGTGCCACTTGTAGTTGTTCCAGAGGATTGATTCTGCTGCCGCTTCCTTAATGCTTCAGCTAGTGCCTGGTTGTTAAAGGGGCTGGTTGCCATATTCTCACTCCTTTGATGGAATATAAAAAGGAGATGCGATAACGCACCTCCTGAGTAACTATGATTGCTGTTTAATTTGTTGCTTTAAAAATGATATGAAGTCTTCGGAATCAATGCCTTTTGCCTGTAAAAACTGTTCCAACGCATCTTTCATCGTATCCTCCTGTTGTAGGGGATACACTTATTTTTAGTTGTTATGTAGCTTCATGTTGTATTGTTTGCAAGACAAATGTAATGTGTTACAATTTGTCTTAGATAAGGGTATCCCCTTAATTTTGTTGAGTGTCACCTATCTCTTGGTCGGGTCAAGGTGACGACGATTGAGTCGCTGCTAAAGCGGCTCTTTTTATTTTATGACTTTCAAATATCTTGGAATTGGTTTCTTTATTCTGGCAACTCCACCTGTTTCGTCGTCGTAAATATACCTTTTCCCATCCTCGTCTGTTAACATTGAAAAAGCTTTAACACCTTGTTGCTCCAAGAATTCCTCCATAATCCCTTTTCCGCCTTGAAATTTTCTAACACTACTTGCTATTGAAATCTCATTTACAATAAAATCATTTACGATTTCATTTTGATAGTCCCACATAAATCTGTGAATATCTTTTCCGATAATCTTATCTTCACCAATTTTTTCAAAAGATTTTTTAGTGAAAAAGTAATCCTTGGCGCCATACCTTATGCCGTCATAGTTTTTTGTGATCGGAAAAACATTTTCGAATTCATTGGGAGTCAAAGTAGCAGCTACCATTTTTAAAAAGTACATTCGCTCAAATGTTTTCTCTAAAAGTTCATGGTCCAAAGTACTTGTATCTAGATGGTTAATTACATTTAATCCGTAAAACAAGGTTCTCTTTCTTTCTAAAATATCAACTTGGCCCAATGATACTTTAGGAGCGACCATTCTCTCCAATGATTTAATAAGAGCATTAGTATATAGATCGTAGTAATTTGGTTTAGTTCTTATTGGTGAGTTAATCAATTTTAAATGCATGTTATCCCCCATTCAGTTTGCTTCTCGGTTTCTTTGTACATCACTCATATATTTATCGTAGATAGTCTCCGAGATAGAGATGTCCAGTTTGAACTTGTCTGACATTGACATAAGATTAACTGCATCGTTTAATATTTCTTGCCTTCTCACTAACATGTCTGGAGTCATTTGATCTTTTTTGAGCATTTTCGGATGACCATAAAAAGAAGATACTGCTTTGTTTGCAATTGTGTTAGCTTTAATGAAATCTACTCTTACTGGATTTCTTAATGAACCATTTAACCGAGACATCGCTTCCTTCTGATGCTCTTTGTCCAACATTCGAAAGACTTGAAATCCTTCTAGACCTGCTAATTTCCTTAACTCTTTAATTGTTCGTTTAACCCACTTTTTAAACTCTTTTGCTTCAGGTCTTTCGCTGTTAAATACAGATTCGTATATGCCCATCTCTGAAACAATTAGCATCTTTCTGGTAATATTTCCCATACTCACTTTACGAGTACATAGCTCATCTTTGTCTAGTTTCCTTGTCATGTTAAATGCATCTCTATAACCTAACGCTTCTGATACATCCTTAGCAACAGCCCACCAATCATCAGTATCTATTTCTACAAAACGAATTTCGTGCCCCATCCAATTTTCGATTCTAACGTTCATCCTCAAAACCTCCCTGTTATATTTTTATTACTCATGGTAATATTAGATCATATAACCTTCTTTAAAAAATCATCGATACTTTGCGCCCTAAGTATATTTTTCAATTTTTGAGCCATACCAAGAGAAATTTTTTCAGGGTTATTTTCAAGCTTGCTATAATATACTTGTGAGATTTGGAGAATAGTCGCTATCTCCTTTTGGGACAAATAATTTTGCATACGCAGATACGCTAGATTGTTCTTTGGTTTTCTCATTTTTATCACCTCCTTAAAACCATGAGTTAATAATATATTACCTATAGTTAATCGTCAATAGATGGGAGTTATTTTTTATGGAAATTTTTGCAGCTCGTTTAAAATGGCTTAGAGAGAGAAACAATTTTACTCAGAAAGAAATGGCTGAAAGGTTAGGAGTTTCCCAACCTTATTACGGAAGATTTGAAAAAGGTACTGGCCAACCAAATTTAGAAACACTAGTTCAATTACCTGCTATTCTTGGCGAATCTTTAGATTTCATATGTGGGGTTATTCTATTGGATAGCCAAGGTTACGACCTTTTGTATACTTATTTTGGAGCTAGAAAAGAAAATGAATATTACGAAAGAATGTTAAATAATAATATAAAATTGTTAAATTCTATTGATTTGGAAATAGACTTTGAAAGGAAGCTAGCAACAATCAGTAGACAAAAAGATAGACTCGACCGATCAACTCAACGTAAATTAGATCATTACAATAAATTACTTAATTACATTCGAGAGTTACCTGGTTCCAATGAAAGCATGTATGAGATCGAGTTTTGGGATAAGACGTATAAAGATTACTTGGATTCCCAGAACCAAAGCGCATCTGATCCTAAAGTTGAATCTTAGAAGCCAACCCTCCACACGGTAGCTTTTTATTTTTTTTCGTTTTTTTAAAGTTAAATATAATAAACATTTGGACCCTCTAAATGAGAGGTCCTTTTTTTTGCATTCAGTATATAGTATTCCCATAAATCTATTATTTTAATCTATGAATCTCGAAAATCAGAAATATTTTTCACCCATTACATTAGTTTAGAACGATTGACTCCTTATTGTCAGCGGAAAAAAAGAGGCAAACTTTTTGCCAGAAAACAAAAGGCGACCTCCCAATCTCAATAAGAGATGGGAGCCCGCCAAATTAGAGCTCATGCAACCGAACTAGTTACTATATTGTCGAGAGGATCATATCATGATCAAACGATCATTTCAATAATCTTTATTTACGTCTTATATATGATTCTTGCTCAATGCTGCGTTTAGAGAGTATTTCCAATATGCGTTCATGCCGTTCTTGGGTAGCTGATATTTCATTGATGACTTCAGAGCTCTTGGCAACCTGTTCAAATGTTGCGTCGAGTTTCTTCTCAATGCGTTCAGCATCTTCCTTAGTTACCATATTCGATTCTATGTGGTTCAGCTTATCAAGTATTTGCTTCAGTAGCTCTTCGCTCATCTTCTCAGCTCCTTGAGGGTATTATAGCATATACGACGACGTCGTCGCTTTTCAAATCGGTAGACGTCTGCCGCTTTACCCTTCAAGTGCAGCCAGTTGAGATTCGAGATCGGCTATTTTCTTTTCGTACACAGGAAGATCGGTTTCTGCAGTTTTAATTCGATCTTCGATCTCTTTGATTTGCGTTTCTAAACTATCGATGTCTGCCTGGGTGTATCCTGATCCTTCTATGGCTACAAATTGTTTAGTCCCTTCAATCATCTTTTCTAACTTAGCAATAGATTCCATAGAATAGTCTTTATTAGCTATTACTTGCCTAGCTCGTTCAGCATCTAAGTTAAGTTCCCTTATCTCAGTTATAATTGCTTCTCGCTGAACATTGATTTTATCCATATTCACGTCTGTTGCGTCAGGTCCAGAAGAAAGAACGACTTCATTCTTATTCACTCTCACTACCTCCGCGCCAAGGTTATTAGCGACTGTTCTTAATGGAACATATGTTGTACCACTGATAACGCCACCTTCACCTATACTTTTCCCGTCCAATGTCACCTTAAGGACATTCCCTACTGAACTACCTAGCAACTTTGATGAGGCAGCCTGTAATTCAGGAGCAAACGAAACCCCGATTCCTATCAAAATACCTATTGCAATCAACCATAACCCACGCAATTTCTTCACTTTCAACACCCCAATGTAATTTTTTGGGATGATTATACCATTTTTTGTCGAATAGTGGGTCAACTATTTTGAGTGTGTGAATGCTGAGGAGCAGCAGAAAACGTGACAGTACCTCCATCCGCCGTCCTCAATACTGTGCCATCAGGGATTCCGTGATTATGTGATCCAGAGAGATTAGTAGAAACACCTGCAGTCGCTTTTCCATCCAGTTCAACAGCTAGATTGTACCCATTGTCGCTTACAATTTTAGAAAAGCTAGGAACGGATAAATACCCACTTCCTACATCCAGTTTAATGTTGCTACCTCCTGTTGACCGAAGTGTAACCCCGCTTAACCCCTCAATAGCTATGTCTCCATAAACCATATGCATATTACCCTTAATCTGTCCATTTTGTATGAATCTAAATGCTGGGGCTCCAGCATAATCAGCTTCAATCTGTATCGAATTATTCTCGTCATTGAATGCCCCGAACAGATTATTATCTGAGCTCATCTCAGCCCTAGGATAGCTATTATAACGTGTAGCAATGTAGGATCCATAAATCTCCACGGACTCTATTAAACCAGCTGTAATGTGACCGAGATTAGCAGATATTGCAGATAGTTCATTTACATTCATTTTGTCTGCTGTTATTGTGTTAGCGGTTATAACTTCAGCATTCAGCTCATTGACGTTCCTTGTATCAAGGTTATTGAGCAGATAGGTTAATTCTTCGGTCAGCATAACCGTGACATTCAGCAGCGACTTCACATGCTGCTTGAGTCCATCCATGCCAGCTTCGTCAATCTGCGTGTTATTGATGCCGATCTGCGGCAATTGTACGTTTGCCACTATGCACCCCTCCCAAAATATTTCTCCCTCATTTTTTCTGCCACTGCAGCAGCTTCTTTTACAGTTGAGTATTCGCCACAGTAATGGTCCTTTTTATCTTTTCTAATCTTTACAGTGTACTTTCTTGTTCTACGGTTGTAGGTTACATTGCGCACTCCACTTCTACTCTGGCGGTAAGGATCTGCGAATTCCCTAACTATTTTTTCTTCCTTGGTTACTGGAATGGACTGAGCTTCGGGAGAAAGTTCCCATTTTTGAGCCCGTGCTCTTTTGGAAACTTCAATAGCCTCTTCCTTGGTGTCATATCGACCGACATACTGTGACCCTAGCCGCACTTCCCACTTCTTATACCTTTTCATCCAGTACACGCCTGTTCCATCTTTTCTGTGCCGGTTTTCTTGATTGCCCTTAGTATCTGTAACCCGCAGGTTCTGTTTTCTATTATCAAGTGTATTGTGATTTATATGGTCCACCACATACCCCTTTGGACAATTAGTGATGACTCTATGCATGGAATTACGAGTCAACTTTTTGTTTTTCTGTATCTGATAAGAAGCGTAATCGTAACCCTTTTTTCCGTTATTTTTCCGTACCCATGTACTGTTACCAATTTCAACAAGAGGCAAGTCTTCAGTATCGATAAGCGCTTCTAACAAAGACCCATCCTTTTTTCTCAAGAAAATAGCTGTAACTTCTCCGCGTATTTCGTACTTATTATTCATAACTGCCTCCTATCATGACCCTCTCTTTGTCACTTCTCTAACAATTCGATGGATTTTGACATTTCCAGTTCCTGTTATTCTTAATCTATACCAGAACTCTGGAGTTCGCACAACAATGGGTATTCGATAGCTTTCAGTTTTTCCAGATCCATTAGCCAAAGAAGAAGCAGATACCCAGTTTGAACCTTCTGTACCAGCACCGTAATAGATGTTCATGCTGGCTCCCGGTTCAATGTCAGCAATTATGAATAAGCGGTGTATGGCCTTGTGTACGGTCTCATCACCTTCGCTGAATGGCTTGGTCTCGATAGCCCAGCTGATAGCAGAACCATTGTAATTGCTGCCGCCTGCCTTCATGATTTGTCCGTTTGCTGTACCGAAGTATAACGTCTGACCATCCAGATAAAAGGATGTAGCTACAAACGACATCGGCCACCAACTGCGGCGCTGAAGATCATACTTAAGCGTTACATTCGGCAGTGTTGCAGAGCCAGTCACCAATGAGAGATAAACAAAACGCCCATCCGTGCCAGCAACACAGTGATGAGCGTAAGCCATGTTGATTTGTTCGATGTAATTGCGTATCGGGTCGCTGATCTTGGTTGGAGCAGCACCGCCCATGTAGTCATAGAAACCATCAGGACCTAGCCAGAACAGGGAATCTCGTGTAGGCACAATGGTTCGATCAGAAATACACCCGACTCCGTAAGGCTGAGTCATGTTGAAGTTTGTTGAATCCTCGCCGAATAGCTTGTGCATCGTGTATTTCTTGAACAGTAGTACGTGATTCGCAAAGTTGGTGAGCCCTGTTGGTCTCTCTCCATCGGGTGTTTCTACCGTGATTTTTCCGGTACCGGTATATTTATCGGTTGAACTCCAATCCGCTCCGTCACGCAGGCCGGAATAGGAAAGTAAATTATCAATCGAGTTTGCCAGGTAAAAGCGGTTGGCGTGTGTGGTCATGAATTTGCTGTTTGCTGGAGCACCCGACATTGTGGTTAAGGTCGATCCGTCATATTGTCGTAGTTGAAGCGACCCATCTAAGAAGTACAGCTTGCTGCCATCAAAGAACATGGCTGCATCCCATAGACGGTTATTGTCAGTGTCGCTGTACTCATATACATCTATCCATGACGTTCCTGACAGCTTATATAAGCCTTTTCCGTTACCGCAGTACCAGACACCAAGGAACTTGAATAAACGGTTTATATAGCCCGTATGTTGGCTTAAAAGAGTATGTCCATCAGCCACCTGTAAAGTAGGATACAAAAAAGAATCCACGTTGATCGCAGACAGCAGTTGGCTGTCCTTGATCTCTATGGATTCTACCGATTGATTGATCCCATCAGCAAATGTGTTGACCACTTGCTTTGTTTTTTGTGGTGAATTTCGCCACTGTTCCATGAGTCACCTCTGAGTTATGAAATAATAGCTCGATCCGTTACTCTCCTCCAGTTCGTACCATCCGAGAAAGCAACAACCGGACCACCAGTATCGTCAGTTACATATATCATCCCTCCCGATACTTGAGGAGGTAAGTTACTCTTTGAGTGATTTGGAAGTATAGGTGGTTTGTTAAATGACATCCTGGCAGTATCACCATTAATCACAAACACATCGCCTACAGAGTCGCAGTATAGTGATATCTCTCCGTTCGTCTTTGCTACAAAATAATAAACTCGCCCTCCTGAAGGGAATAATCCGAGGACGGCATTGGACGAACTATGAATCTCAACCGATTGATCCGTATTTACTTTAAGGGCATTTGCTCCGCCAATGTCCAAGTAAAACGGAAAATGCTTGCCTCTTCCTGTCGCTACTGTAGCGAGACGGTACTCCCCGTAAGCTTTAGCTGCTAAAACAATCCTTTCCTCGCTATCGCCTGACTTTTTATTAATCCCAATAGAAGCCGCATCATAATTTGCAGATTGATCATACGTAAATGATACTCCGTTTTGCACGCCTGCCGACTCCGTTAGAATTAATTGATAAGCGGACTCTATTCGCTCAATGGTGTAGGTAACACCGTTAATGATGATAGGCGATCCACCCCACCAGTATGCAAATAGATTTCCACGATTCCATGTAACTGTTGTGCCGTTCGTATTTACAAATCCCGTAGCGGTAGTGGATATTTTTTGATACGGAACATCATTTCGTACTCCAGCATCTTCAACCAATGTGAGCACTGTGTCTGACTGGTAGGACTCTACGTGAAATAGAGTATTGTCGATATATATATTTGCACCTGACCATTCTGAGTCAAATTTATTCCCACTGAGCCAAGTGACATTTTTCCCATTCGTGGACACGTATCCAAGGTCATATGAAGGTTGGATTGATATCTCAATAGGACTACCTTTCTTTGTTGGCATTACTGTCATCCAAGAAGGATTTCCATCCATACCAAGCATAGCTCCATCTTCGCCCATGTTCGTTGCAGCACCTAAAACTATGCCCCCGGCTCCATTGCCTAGCCCACCAGCTTTGATTGTGTTCGATGTAAATTCAGTTGCCATAGCATTGAAACGACTTGCCAAAACAGGATATCCACCACGAGCATCAACAATCTCAGTGTTTGAATCTCCGGCACTCGCAACAATGTTGTCTACTCTTGTGCCAAGTTCATTGATTTCGGACCGTGCAGAATCTGCATCTTGTTTAGCTTCGAATATTCGATCGTCTCTTTCGGAAAGTTGTCCATCAACATAAGTTTTACTAACTGCGCTTTGCCCCACTAATTGACCTGGGATTACGCCACCATCTTTGAACTGTTGCGTAATTTTTTGCGATGCTTGTGTCATTAGAACCAACCCCCCATGACATCTTCAATAACAGGGTAATCCGGAGTTTCGTCATTCACCCTCTGGAACTCTTGAACCAATCCGTTATATTTGGCAGTGAAATTATTGATCATGGCCGTTTCCTGAAAGTTTTCGCAGATCTGCACTAGTGCTCCATACACCAGAATCATGTGGAAGTCTTCATCCAATTCAGGCACAGCACTTAGGTCTGATTCTGTCAGCTGCTCCGGACGTTTGAAGTAGAATAGCGCCAGACCATCTACAACATCTTTGTCAGGCGTGGGATAGATGCCCAGTCCGTCATCACCGAGGAAGTAGTAGAATGATCCGGTGTCTGAACGTTTCTTGCTATCCTGATACGTATATTCCACTCCATCCACGACTACATCACACAAGCTGCTTCGTGGAAATGGGAGAGCATAAGCAAATACTCCGGCCTGAAGATTGTATATAGATGCTGTTCTCACCTGTGCTATGGTGCGGAACAACTCATTTTGTACCTGATTGATCTTGCGAATCACACTGTCATTGGACAAGCCATGAGGGTATTTCTCGGTAATCTCACTTAAAATCTCTTGTAGCGTCACTATTCTCACCCCTTTAAAAGCGAAAAAGCCCCGAAGGGCCTTGTCACATGATCTTTACTTCTTTGCTTGTACTTTGCTCGATGCGTTGATTTGCTTCACGTGTCCGGTTATAGGAATCACGCCAGATCAATGCGATAGGCTCAGGCACTTCTGTTGGAATACCGCGTGGTACCGTATAAACTACGCCGCCAAGTCCGATAGCCACAACCTTGTCACCTGGGTTTTGTGGATCATCAGGGATCGTGATTTCAACCTTCTTTGATGCTTTGAGCTGCTGCAAGATTGTTTTCTCGGCCTTAGCGGCTTTTCTTTCTAAGCCTTTTTCCTCTTGGGATAGATCTACTTGCAATTCCATTTCTTCTTGATTACCTTCTGCTCTTGCCATGGTTAGTTTCCTCCTCAGATTAAAAAGGAGCCCGAAGGCTCCCTTAGATAAGTTTTATTAGACTGTAGCGCCTGATTCGTAGCGCAGAATAGCAAGCTCTTGCAAGCGCACAACAGTGAATGCGCATTTCCATGCAACTGTGTTGAACTGGTTCAATGGATCCGCAACACCACCGGAGCCTGCTGGGTGAACGATGATATCAGGCTTAGAGCTTCCGTCGATGTCTGGGATACCATATGCACCACGGCCGAGGAAGATTGTGCCGTACACATCTGCAGAAGATGCACCTGCACCAGTGAACACAACGCCATTATCTACCTCGATGAAGTAGATGCCGTACATTTTACCGATAACACCATCCATAAAGTTCTTCGTGTTGTTCTCGTTGTTGGCTTTCTTCCACTCATCGGTTTGCATCAGGTCTGTAGCAACGTCAACTGGAATCAACGCTACATAACCAGTACCACCACCGTTAGGCAGGCGCAAAGGCTTAACCTTGTTACGGCGCAGTGCACGGCGTGCCTTAAGGATGTCTAAAGCGCTGATCTTGTCCGTTGCGGCAATTGTGTTACGTGCAAGCTTGCCGTTGGCATACAGCACGTTAGTGCCGGCTGAAACGACATCACGAGTGATTACGTCAATGGACTCACCAGCATTCTCGCCCATGAGCTCAGAAACCTCAGTCATCAATGGGTCAAAGCCAGTCAGATTGATGAACTCAGAGATTTTAGTCCAGTTACCGTATTCTTTTACTGTTGCATTGATTGGTGTGATATCAAGGTTTACACCATCCGGAGTAACACCCTCAGTCAATGCAGTTGTAGATACAGCCAAAGAGTTCAGGCGGCGGAAGTTCGTTGTCGCACCTTTACGCTTAGGAATGTTTTTCTTCTCTCCGAATTCTGTCCATACTAATTCGGGTTTGAGACGCTCTAGCATTGCGTCTTGATAGTAAGTATGTTGTTCTGCTGTTAATGCGTTAACACCTGTAGTTGCGTTATAACCTTGGACTTGAGTTGGCATTTAAATTCATCTCCTTATATTTCGCCGCGCTTAACTCGTTCCCTGAATGCTTTTCGATCAGCAGCAGACATTGAAGCATAGCTGCCGTCTTGATCTGGAGCATCTTCACCAAGGAATCCAGTGGAGCTGTCGGCGTTTCGTTGTATGTTTTTCAGCGTTTCGCGCTGTGCTTCTTGTTTGGCAGCATTTACCCGTTCCTGATGCGTAGTCAGGATATATGCGTCCTCAAGGTCGTAGCCTTTTTCGATGGACATTTGAATGATTGAATCTTGATGCTTACCAAAGTCCGGATACTTTGCACTAAGCGTCTGGATTTGTGACTCAACCATACGGAGAGTCTCTTGTTCCCGGAACTGTTTAATTTCTTGCTCGTACTTGCTCAACTTCTCGTTGATTGGCTGTACGTACTCTCGGATAACGTCCTCATCGACTCCTAATCGTTCAGCTTCTGCTCGAATCTTGCGGTCTTGCTCAGCCTGTTCGAGAGCTTGCTGATAGGACTCAACATCGTTAAATCCGTTGATTCGCGCTGTACGTTCAAGTAACTGTTGGTAACGCTCGGCTTGCTGGGCTTTTTCGGACACCTTGTCATAGTTCAAACCTTTCTGAACCCATGTCGGCACCTCATCCTCTGGCACAAAGCGCTCCTCTTTGTTGTACTTGACGTTAATGCCTCGTGGCGTTTCCTCCTGTGGTGGGGAGTCATTGCCTTCTATTGGCGTTTCATTGGCTTCCATTACCTCTGGTACTTCTGTTACTTCTACATCGCTATGGTTGGCGATCTCTTCCATGTTTGAACCCTCCTTGCTCTATGGTAGGAGCAAAATTGTGTATTAAAAGAGGCTAGAGGATTCTCACCCCTAGCCCGTGTTACTTACTTATTCGATTCTTTGATGTTATCCAACAATCCATTGATGCGATCCGCACCAGGCAAACCATACACCGTCGCTGCTACGCTGAACTGATTACCTATTTCCTCGTCGTCCGTCAGTGCTCGTACATTGAAGCTGTTGTAATCAAGCTCTTCGCCCCAGTTCTCACCAGGCTTGATGGTGCGAGTCTCACCGGCTACTTTAACTTCGATGTCCTCAACACCTTCGTTGATAATGTAGAAGTGGTTCTGTTTCTCATCGAATGTCCATGTCTGTGCTTTGTGTGTTGCCAGCTCCGTAAACTGCGTCATTTGGTCCCCATTCGTCTGTCCTTCAGGTTGTACATTTACCTTTGTCATGATAAATACCTCCTAAGATTTAGTGGACCCGCGTGCCTTACTTTGATTACGGGTGATGTCTATATAGAAAGGGCCTCCCCTGGTCTGGAGAAGCCCTGAATTTTGGTTAATCCCTTAATTTGATATTGATCTCGTCAATTTTTAGATTCTTTGGATTACCGCCACCAGTTTCATTGTTATATATCATAACAAAAGGCTTTAACACAGCATCAAGTGGTATGTTGGTAGTGAGTTCAGCCCCGAACATGTTGTCGATATAGAATTTAACACTGGTTTTTGTTATGACCATCTTGAATGTTTTTCTGAATCCCATATCATACCCCGGAATGTTTCGCACTGTTTCCTCCCCGGCAGTTGATGACTTTTTCACTCGGGCCAGCGTCTCTTTACCAAACTCGATCTTGGTGTTTTCATCTAATTTCAAACCAGCACCAAACGAAATGAGAGCCTGTTGGCTTGTGCTTAGCTTGAAGTTAACGAATTCAATCTCTACCTCTGAGTACTGGCTGAGCTTAATCGGCAAGTTGAGCCACAAGGTCGCCTTGGTTGTATATGCTGTAGCAGTAATGGTGACACGCCCTTGCTTTGTTGCTGCACCACTGTATGCAAATGAGGCAACCGGGCTTGTACCTTCAATCTGCTCAGTAACTCCGGGAGGTTTCTCGCCTAAAAGGAACCTCTGAGAGTAGGCAATCTGTGCTGTATTGCGAATCGTACTGCTCATCATTGATTGCTGGGTCAATAATAGGTAATTCAGAATCAACAGTTATGTTATTTACCCCATCTTTATTGTCAAATAATTCTGTTGAGCTGGAAACGTATATGCTGTCTCCACTGTACCCACCGAATCCACAAACTCTGTCACCAAATCCCCATTACTCATAGAGATCGGCTTCGTCCTCACTAAAGGCATTTTATCACACTCCCATTGGTATTGGTGGTGCTCCCATAGGTAGTGTCTCTGGCTGCGGTGGAGCTATAGCATTTTGAAGCATCATAAACTGTTGCTCTACTGGTAATTGAGCAAATGTTTCCTTCTGATCAGGCGGCATGCTGTTAAATTGTTCCTCCATCAAGGCGATAACGCCCTTCTGCTCGTCCAGCTCCTTCAAGAGTCGGTCACGATACGGCACAATTGACTTCGGCATGTACTTGAGCAACTGAGCAAATGTGATGTCCCCCTCTGCCTTAGCTTTCTCAAGGGTCGATACCATAAGCGCTTCTGAGTAAGTGGACGATGGACCCACATCAATCTTCAAGTTGAGCTCTACACCTTGGTACTGTGAGCCATTGAACATCTCTGGATACGTCTCGCCTTCATCATCTTTAAGCATGACTTGGCGCTCAATGTTGTATTTAACCTTCCAGAAGTCCTCCCATATACGCCCAATGTCCTCGATCAGACGGTAGAACCTGCGCTTGATGGACTCGATCGGGATAGCAGCGGCTTTCTGCAGTAGCATAATAGCTGTGGCGTTCAAGTCCGCCGATGGAGCTGAGCCCGTTGCCGCTTCGTCCGCGCCTGTCATTTGCCGAGTATAAGCCAGGATAGCCTCGACCAAGTTGGCAGCCTGTGCGTTGATCGTGCCCGGTGTAAGGTACTTCACTCCATCACCCTGTCCCACTGGACTGCGGTCCTCGATCATCTCACCTGGAGCGTTAGTCACTTTCCATGGGTCAATCGCATTGGACTTGTACACGAGTTTAGGCCATCCTGTAAGCTGTACAGAGAGTATCTGCATGGCGACAAGTAGATTGACTGCCTTCTGGTTAGGGATAAGCCCTTCCGTGTCTCCTACGCCAAATATGGACTTCTTACGGCGTTCCCATTGCATAACAGCGATAGGGTAAAGAGTAAGCTCTGTGTCTGTGGCTGGCTTAATGGTCATCCCAGCAGCTACTTTGCAGAACATCACCTTGCCATTGGCTTTCCAGTAGCGTGTGAGTACAGTGACTTTGCCTTTGTCATTCAACTCAACCTTAGCAGCATCATATCCTTCGTCCTGTACGTCCTTATCAGGCTTGATCTGCATGGTCATTTCCTTGGACATTTTATTCGCTCTGGCGTAAGCACGGACATTCTTGACGGGCTCCCGGCTGCTAATAAGGATATATGGCTGTTTCTGCACGTTTCTCTGCTGAGGATTGCCAAAGAATACGTTGATTGGGTCCAGAATCTCCCCTTGCATCTCACCTTGATAAGGGAAGAGCTCACCGCCAGCAATGGAGTTATCCCAAACGTAATGCCATATCCCCGTGCCTGTGTTGGCTGCAACGTCTAACCCTTCCTCATTCAGCTCATCTTGCTTCAATCGCTCCCATGTAGCTTCTGAGAACCGTGAGAACAGATCTCCTACGTCCTCTTCCTCTGCTGTCATGTCGTCAATCTCTTGGCGGCTGAAGATCATCTTAATCTGCTCGCTCATGACATTGGCTACCTTATGCGTCTCAATCATCTTGATGATGTTGAAAACGGGACGCGGTAGGTTCTGAGTCTGCGGTACAGCTGCAGGCCACTGATCACCGGCTTTAAATCGCTCATACATCGGCCATTTAGCTAAAAAGCCCATCCTACGTTTATAGGACAGGCCTTCTTCATACTGTTGATCTATTTCACTGGCTAGGTTATCAAGGGATTTTTTCTGCTCCATCTACTCACCTTCTTTCTTTCCTTCTGTCCATAAGCTGAGAATATTCATCGCTTGTTCCTTGAACTCGGGTGGAATCGGCTTTATGTCTCCAATCATTTCACGCATCTTTGCGTTGATCAGCGCCTTCGTCTCTTCCTCTAGATCAGGAAGCTTCAGCAATTCGCCTAGTTTTGTGATTTCATCTACCACTGCATAAAACCTCCTGTCGTTTGTGGTTCAGCTGTACGGAATGGGAACGGTGTCTCAGGCGCATGTCTTGCCTTCATACGCTCCATGAAGTCCCACATATCATCTTCCATCGCATATCGTACAGAGTCGATGGAGTGATTGTTCTTGTCCGGAAACTTCGCTTTAAAGTTGCCATGTACGTCTTTATCAAGCTCATATGTCAGAAACTCGCGTGCTGTCTCTGGGCAACGTTTGTCATCAATGATGATTGCTTCTAGCCCTTGGAGAAACTTGATACCGAACTCTACTGAGTCAGGCCCTTTCTTCACTGGCTGCACAAATAAGCCGTACTGAGTCAGCTCATTAATGCTCTTAGGCTCTGCTGAGTCTGCTTTGACGACTTCATTCCGCTTATTCTCGCTCGCAATATGCAAATAAGCTGCATAGTTGGACATTGCCACCTTATACAGCTCATGAAAGATATATAGTCGTTTGTACTTCCTGTCGTAATGCATCACCGTGTAGGATAAAGGGTCAACCGCATATCCAAAGTCTAAGCCTCGTCTAAGCTGATGGAACTCCTCTATCTCTTCATCACTGATCCGTCTGATCTGAACGTTGTCGAACACCTCACCGCCAGTACCAGTGATCTTACCCAAGTACTCATGTTCATAGGATTGCGGCTTAGTCACTTTAAGATGCTCAGCCTCTACAATGAACTGTTCCCCTAACCAATCTCTAGGAACGGTTAGATAGGTGCTGTGATGCGTCAGTCGATCATCCCGAGTTAGTTTAACCTCAGTGTTTACCCAGTTGTTCGCGCTCTTTGGTGGGTTGTATGTGTAGAACACCGTAAACTTGGGTCCACCACGCATCAATGACTGGTTGATCATCCGGACTTCTTCCATGCCCGTGAACTCGTCAACTTCCTCATACCAAATGAATTTGGTGTATCCACGGCTAAACTTCATGGATTTGATCTTCTTCGGCTTATCTGCACCTCTAAAGCGGATCTCTTGTCCAGTAGGCTTATAAGTGATAACCAGCTTCGCCTCTGGGATGTGCCAGTATTCTTCAACGCCTAATGCTTCAATAGCCCAGGTTAGCTGCTCGAATACCGATTCTTTCAACGTATCTTTGACCTTACGGAGTACCACAGCGTTTGCGTTGGGGTCGGACATGATACCAAGGATAATCTCAATCGCCGTGAAAGATGACTTTGTACTACCGCGACCGCCACCTAACCAGTAATGGGTATGACCATCTGCTTTGATGTCACAATGTACATCGTAGAAAGATGGCGCTATCACCTCAGTTAACTTAATCATGACTTACCCCTGATATCATCTACGATCGTAACGCCAAGATTACCGCTGTGCTCAATACGTTCCTTAAACATGCCTAAATGTTTAGCCACGCTGTCTAAGGCTCCACGCGCCACGTTAGGGTCTATGTCCTTCGTATTGAGGATTATGTCCTTGTACTGTTGTAAGACCCATTCTACGGTCATTTCGGCTTTCTCAGCGTGTTTCTGTTGCCTTTTGGCTACCTCTTCGGCAATCTGAGGTTTCCTGAGGTTCTCATACCCTGTTTCTGAGGCTGTCTTTTCACTGTAACCTGCTCGTATTGCCGCTTGAGTGGCATTGAGGTCGATCATATATTCATCGACAAACTTTTGTTGTTTGGCCGTCAATGCCATGGGATTCACTCTCCTTTCACTTTAATTTAAGTTGATCAACATACATCCTCTGTAATACAACTGCAGATATGTTGAAGAAGAAGCTTGCCGCAGCGAATAACAAAGCCAGCACGTACTGATCACTCAACGCTTGAGCCACTGAAGCTACATTAAGCAACGCACCTGCTATTGCAAAAGCTCTATACATCGACCTTGTCACCATCATCGCTTTCACCTCGCATCTCTTTTATCATCTGCTCTAGCTCTTCTTTGCCATATGCTTTGGTTTGATCTCTTAGCATGTGGCTAGACAGTGTGAATACTTCTCTATGAGTTATCTTCATAACAACCCCCTTATCCGGCCTCCGCTCCGCTAAGTATTGCGGTCGTCTCGATCGCCTTCGGCCCTTACCTGCTACTTCACGACTAGAACGCTGTCGACAGCATGTGTATTAATCTCTGTTGCATAATCGCCCCATACGATCACCCACTGCTGAGGTGGATCGTTTAACAGTTGAGCATACTTATTCGCCTGCTCCTCTCTCATGACAAATTCCAGTTGAGTACCTGCGTTAAAAATAATGACCAACTTAGCCATAGTCACCTCAAAATAAAAAAGAGCAGCGATTTCTCGCCACTCCAGTCATATGTTGCGGTAATTTGTACATAATGCGGCTACCGCTAATCCGCCATGCCCGGTATGGGCTTTAGTGGACGTAACAGGTTTTTATCACCATAAGTCCTGTCCCAATGTTAATCACCGCCAGCCGACCAGTATACACCGATCCTTGGTTATCCTTTTGGGTGCTGGCGAGTGACCCAAATTAAAAGAACAGTGTAAACGTGCGACTGCGCATTCAGCTACCGACGTTCATCATCTGTTCCCTATGGTAATACTATATCATCCCTTATGGTTCACAATGGGATCAATATAGGGTCAAAAACGGGTCAATTATGCTGGTATCGACTCAATATATGGTACCTCCGCGAATCTCAAACAAATACTTAACTTAGCCAATGCCCTTCTGTGAACCCTCTTCACTGTGGAAGTGCTTGTGTTCTTTCTTACGGCAATTTGATCAAGCGTCAAGTCATCCATCCATCTTAGTTTAACGATAGAATACTCCTCGTCATTTAGGGTTTCTAACGCTCCTTCAATGTAGTTGACTGACTTCTTGTATTCTTCATAGTCCATCAAATCATCTAATGACTTATCAAACGTCTTAGGTGCCCTCGAACCGAATCCGCCGCCTCTTGGCATATCTGTATATTCTGTGGCTTGTAGCATGACCGGCTGATCCTTCTCATACATTCGTACTGCATAACGATAAGATGGATAGTTACGAAGTAATCTCGTCACCTTGTCTGTATCCATTCCTTTCCCTCCTTCGTTAAGAGAAAAGACGGCTTACGCCGCCTCCCCCATTCTTTCCTTCTCCAGTACGCTTACTCGTTGCTCAAGCGCCGTGAGTCTTTCCTCAACTGTCGGAGCTGCTTGTCCTTCCACCGTTCCGTCAGCGTCTGTTTGATCCAATCCGTGCTCTGTGAGGTCGGTTTCTTCTTGAAACTGTAAAGAGGGCGGCGTCAGGCTCGCTTCCAACTCTTCCCGAGCGCGTGCCAGATCCTCATTACGACGTTTCTCCTCGGCGGCTTCTCGAAATGTGATTGCCTCTTCGGGCTGCACCTCCCGGTACTTACCGATGTACATGTAATAGTCCTCGAAGTACTCATCTGTTTCGGCATATTGAGCTGAGAAGCGTGATCTGCGGTTATCCAATGGGTTGATGTTGTAGATCGCCGGCTTGTTCTCTTCTTCTTTCTTCTTCTGCTCCTTGAAGCGCTCCATCATTTCGCTCATGTCCGGAGTAACGTCGATTACTTTTACTGCATTCTTAGCTCCTACAGCGATTTCAGTTCTGAGATCATCCACTTCACTGTTGAGTCTCTCAATCTCTTTGTTAGCTGATTCCAGTTCGGCTGCCGCCGCATCTCTCTTATGTTCAAGATCCGCTTTCGCTTCTTGTAATGTATTAACCTCGTTGCGTAGTGCGTTAACCTCATTGCGCAGTGATGCTGCCTCTTCATACATGGCATCATAGCGATTTTGAATTTCTTCTTTCTCCGCCTTCAGCTGTACGATCTGTGCCGCCGCAGCCTGTTGTGCTTTGTTTGTTTCCTCGATACGTCCTTCTTCACGCTGCATCATACCTTGTTGGATTGCCAGTCTCAAGATCTGATAAGCTGGCTCACTGCCTACAAGGTCACGCATGTTATATACTTTTCCGTCGCCGTCGTCTACTGTCAGTTCGTCTAAGAAGTATGCGATCGCCTCGTTATTCTCTTCGACCTTGTTGTTTTCAAGCTGCGCTATCTCTTGCTCCAGCGCTTCGATCTTATGCACGTCTGCCACTGCTCCACGCTGTCTTTCTGTGCTCAATTCATAACGTTTTTGGTCCAATAACTCTTGGTTAATCACCACATACACCCCATTTTCCGTAATTGTAAGATTATAACTCTATTATACTATGAATTAGTGCATGAAACTACTTGTTTTCGCTAATTTTCTTGATATTTTTCGGTTATACTACCCTAGTTGTCACTTGACAAATCTATTCAAGCTCCTTTACCTCTGAGCGCTTCTAGCGCACCCATTTTAAACCACTCAGTTGGCTTCTGTGGGAGTTTTTGCGCCTGACCCACTCTTTGTATGGGTAACTCTATTAAAATGCCTCTAGCAGTCCCTGAGCCGTCTATAAGCACCATGCCGTTTGGATGAGCTACCCAACACATCAGTTTCATGCAGCTATCACCTCCTTCACCTTAATCTCGATCCTTGGCTCGTCCGAATAGTGTTTAAATGTCGTCAGGCTCACCACTTGGTTGTCATCTTTCCAGGCAATCTTGTTGAGAGCATCGAATACACCCTTGACGCAGTTGTCGATATCTGGCTTCGTGACCGGCGACAGCTCACCTGATCGGGCCTGATTCTGCTTCTTCTTGCTCCAAGATGGCGGAATCGGATGGTAAAAGTGGAGTTCGGCATGGATCGGGGTAGTAATGGGTTCCTGTATGTGTTTTCTGGCCTCGTATCCGATGAGGCGTTTGTAGCTTAAGTATCTCTGTGCTGTTGGATCTTCCCATTTGCTGCGCTGTGTCATCCGGACTGCGCCCATCGGGGCAATGTCTACGGTGAAGGTGATCATGCCGCCCCCCCTTTCTTCCCCTTCGTCATATGCACGATGCTCTTATTGGTACCCAGAGGCCGCAGCGGCGGCCCATACTTCCGGATGATCTCCTGTCTCTCTTCCTCGGTTAAAACGTACTCTTGAAGCGTTTCATTCTCCCTTTTCCGCTCTGGAGCCAACTCCATCTTCATCGTGTCCTTGGATTTAACTGGTGTATGCTTCCGTCCATATGCTTTCATTGCCATTACAATCACGCTCCTCTTTTATTGTTGGTGCTGCTTTGCATTTCTTCCGCGAAACGAATCATTTCTTCCAGTTCTTCTTGTGAAACGACTGGCGCTTCTTCCGTTGGCTTGACTACCTCAATCTGCGGCTTACCTCCCGGAGTCCGTAGCGGTGCAGCTCCAACTTTCAAAGGAGGGTTAATGTCAATAATTTTCGTTTTTCCTTCCTTGACCCAGTTCGTAAGGGTGTTAACGGCGTAATTGACATGCTTGCCGCTAGCCTTCTTTAAAGCAGCTGTAATGACTTCGTTCTCAACAACACGATGGAATGCATATATTTGATCAATGGAATAAATGCTGGCTTGCTGAAGGTCATAATCCTTTGTCATTTTGGTTATTTCATCTTTAAAATCAGAATTTGAAGAGGAGAGAGAGTCGGACGCTTTTTCTTCTTCTTTTTCTTCTTCTTTTTCTTCTTCTTTTTCTTCTTCTTTTTCTTCTTGTCGATACGGTATCGAATTTTCCTGATACCCTATCGAATCTGATTTTTGATACGGTATCGAATTTTTCTGATTGGGTATCAACTGGCAGATTTTCTCGAAATCATTTAGCGATAACCCATCAATTAGTAAATCGTCTTCAAGCGCCTTTCCGATCGTTGGACGCTTAGAATTACATGACCGGCACAAAACTCGAAGGTTTTCCTCTACGTTTGTTCCTCCAATGTTACGTGGGAAGATATGATCTATCGTCAGATCGGAGTCACTTCCGCAGCGGACACACGTTTTGTCTCTCTCGAATAAATGGTTTGCCATCGTCCGAGGGATCTCTGTCTTGTTAGCCATCCGGTACAGGGTCTTGTCCGACAATCCGGTTTCCTCCAGGATGCAGAGAACCTTTTCTCTAAAGCGATCAGCTTTAACCGTCAGTAGCTCTTGTTTGATCTTTGAGACCACTTTAGGGCTCTTAAGGAAGTTGTACTTGTACCAATTGAGCAGCATAATCTCTTGGCTTGGATCGTGATAGAGGATTTTGCCGTAATCAATGAATCTGAGAAGTAATTTATCAATGGTTTCCCGGTTGTACCCCGTCTCAAACTCCATTACTCGCTTCGGCAGCTCGTATATTCCGCACTGTGTTGTCTTAGAATTGGACATTAAGTAGATATAGAAGTATTTTTCCTCTGGCGTCAGCCCGATCACGAATGGATCTTGCCAGAAGCTAACTTGTATTTGCCGATAAACCGCCATGTTCTCACGCTCCTTTTATGTGACGCTGATAATCCAATATGTTGGTAATCTTCATCTTGGCCCATCTGATCCGCTCGTTGTGCCATTCGATAGCTCCGGAGTCGCCGTACTTCTCGGCGTCCTCCAGATCACCTACCGCCCGAGCCAGTTCATCATCCCAGTAGGCTAGTGACTCGCTCGAAAACCTGTTGTTAGATGACATATTGACTCACTCCTTACCCTTCCTTATCCCAGTCTCTATTCATCCTTTACTACCTCCAGATCATCAATTGTTACAGTGTGATGACCTCCTTCGCCATCTCTAATCGTGACTTGATCATTTTCGACTCTCATCACAGTCACATATTCTATAATCCCGAAACATTTCACCTTATCTCCCGGCTTAATGGTGGGTACTGGATCAGGATCTAATTCTTTACACTTTATCGCCCTTGAAAGCGAATATTCACTTATGGTACTTCCGTTTGCTTTCTTCTCTTTGATCCATTCAAGCAGTTTGTCCGCTGATATAAGCTTCTCTTGTTTACTCATTCCCGGATGCCTCCCTCACATTGCCGTATTCACAAATATAAGACTTGCCGCATTCGCAGTTAAAATGTGTCTCTACTACTCCTAATTGTGGCTCTCCGCCCTCTAAGAATTCCTTTGTAACTTCAAACTTGTCTTTTCCGCACTCACAGTTAAACCACTCTAATTCGTTTTTGACTAAGTGCTGTATAGGGTATAGCTTCTCTTGTTTACTCATCTTTACTACCTCCTATTACGGCTAGTAGAGCTGCTTTACACCGCTGTTCAGCTGTTGCGTGGATAAAATCGAACATTCCCACATATTCACCAGTGCCTAAGACTACCTGCTTTAATGATCCTGTGTATTCAACAGTTAAACCTAGCTCCTTTATTTGTTCTTCTACTTCCCATGCTGCTGATATGTCGGTTGAATATGGCTTTACCTGCGTATCAATTGGATCAGTGAAGTAATGAGAGCCTACAATCGTTATTTCTTTGAATCCCATGACTTTGATAGCTATATATGCATCCAATTCTCTTCCTGGTGGTTCAGCCAATATTTCTGCGTTAGTAATTACTCGTTCACTCATGGTCTACCTCCCCAGGAAGGTTCAACTCAAATCGGTGATATTGACAGCAGACTCCGCAGAACACTAGATCAGGTGGATGACCCCACATTTCATTTATCTTCTGGGAAAAGGTGAATGTGCCGTCATGATCGGGGCAACTCCAGTTATAAATCCGTTCGCGTTCGATGTCCGTATTATTAACTGGCAACAAAGCGACTGTCTTCATACTGTCGAGCCATTCTTGTTTCTTCCGTTGTTCGCGCTCGGCTTGCTCTCTCTGCTGACGTTCAAACTTTTTACGCTTCATTGTTCTTCACTCTCCCTAGGAAGGTTTAATAGGTGAGGATGATCATGGATGTTACCTTTAATTCTTGAAAATTTAATCGTTCTGGTTAACTGTTCATGATCATCAGTTCTCATTTCTTCGCAAACTGCGCTATTTGTGCTTAGAAAGTTAGATAGTTCGTACCTTCCGTTCTCAAATGAAACAGCCGCTCTGTTCGTGAAATCGAACCCTTCTCGATACTCATATCCTTCTTCACCTACATCTTCAAACTCTAAGATATCCCCTTCCCATATCTCGACTTCTAAATTGTCCTTATATCCGGTGTATTGACCTACTGTTTCTGGATCGACCAATTGATTGTTAATAAAGATCAAGTAACCTTCTGCAAAGAGGTTCTTTACTCTTTTGTAGTCCTCTCCGTACTCCCATTCACCGTTATCTACTCGCTTACCGCGGAATCTGTATTCTCTCATTCCCTTTCATCCTCCCCTTTAGCTGGTTCCAGAGCCTGATTACACAATGCTTCTATGTTCCGTATCGCTACATCTGCTCTTTCTAAATCTCCCCATTGTCCTTGTTTTGCTTCTTCTCTTGCTTCTTCCAGTGCCTTACGTAGTCGTTTATTTTCTTCATGGAGTTTAACAGCTTCTTTTTTAGCTTGTTGAAACTGATCCATCCAAAAAGTATCGTTGATCATCCCTGTTATCTCTCCCTTACTTGGATTATGGATCTATTCGGCCTCCGTTTCACTGAGTATTGCGGTCGATTCGGAGGCCTTCGGCCAATTAGTTAAATACCTTACTTGGTCTGAATGAGATTATCCGCACACCAACTACGTAACTAGATATATCGCCAGCATCCACAATCAATTCGTCATCACCTTTGAACAAAGAGATTTCTTCTGGATAACCATCATCTGTTATTGATGTAATGTGCTTTTCATTCACTTCATTCTCAATGGGTTCAAAATCACAGTCTTCAAGAGACTGAATAACGCCGTCCAATATTGAAAGACCAGTAATATTGCCTCCAAGCTCTACGATCAATGAACCTGTATATCCATCTTCATCCATCAAACTAACTTCAACCTCGTGAATATTCCATAATGTTGGATTGTAAGTTTTCATATCATTCGCTCCTTAGTTTTGGTTTTGCGGCATAGCCGCCATCGTTTCGACCGAATCCGCTTAGTGAAACGTCGGCCGTATAGAGGGTTTCTCCCCTCCCAGGGAAAGAGGCTATGCCTCAGACCCTAAACTCATTTCCATTTGCTCACCGATAATCTCGACATCTTCTGAACTGATAAGTACCAAAGTAAAAGGATCAAGCCTCAGCATCACCTCATCCTCTATGCTGTCAAAACCGACTGCCTTACCTTCCAAATTTGAACACTTGCCGCTGATGATTCTGTAATCTGCATTTATTGTGATGGGTTTCATCTGTTATCTCTCCTTTAAGGCTGTAATATATTATCCGGCTGCCGCTTCGCTAGGTGATTCGGTCGCACCGATCGCCTTCGGCCAATTAATCTTCGTCCAACTACTTCATCAACTCTTGGGCATGTTCCAATTGCTCTCTGGTTATCTCAACGGCGACTGGATCGTAATGTTCGCAAACAGATTCGAAATCCAGTGAGATAAACGGATTTGGTCCAAACTTTTCTGTTAGTACCTTTTTCAGTTCAGCATGCCATTTCTTGTGTTCTTCAAAATCCTTAGTAGTTGGCGCTGACAAGTCTTTGCGAATGATCATATATGCGTTTCCAATATCTTTTATTGTGACATCAAGGTTGTCGTCATCCCAATCACCAACGTCTGCATTTGCGGCAAGATACCTATCCGTATTAGTTTTGTTTCTCATTACCATGACTGTGACAGTACTCATTGGTTTTCACTCCTTAGTTTTGGTTTTGCGGCATAGCCGCCAGCGTATCGACCGAATATGCTTAACGAAGTGTTAGCCGTATAGGGTCCTTTAAGGCTGTATAGCCTGTTACACTTCACAACTTTCAGCAGCAAACGAATCCACGAAACAACCGCAGCCACCGATATCAAACAAGTCAATTTGCATGTCGTCTTCAACCTCGTAATGCAGATTCCGAATCGGGTAAGGTGCGCCGCCTTTTTTCATAAAGCTGTATTGCTGAATAGTCATGTCCGTTGAACCAGCTGCTGGATGGATATACACCTTTGGTTTTTCTGCCCGATCGTAAAAGTAATCCCGATAGGCATCGTCCAGTTCCTCGTACATCATCTGCCGCTCGTCTTCATCCATTTCCGTATCCTTGATGTAGCGATAAGCTGAGACGCATATTTTAAGATGGTGCTCTTGTTCCATAATCTTCTTGAATACATCGGGCATCTGCTCTTTTAACAGCTTGTAGTGCCCCTGTCCGGCTTTTACACAGCGTCCGTTACAGTTGTTATGGCTAAATCCATAATCGTATAAGACAGGCTGTCTGATGCCGTATTTCTTGAGTATTTCGTCTTTGTAGATGTTGTGGTCGATAAGCGGCATTTCCACTTGAAACGGCTGCCAGTTCTTCACGATCGCTCCTTGACGGTGCATTTCGTCAAATCCAATCCCGAAGTACAATATCGCATCCGTAACAAAGTCCTCATTTCTCAGGTATTCCTTGTTCCGCCATTCCTCGTGATCTGGACGCTTTCCCTTTTTTAAGAACTCCCGAGCAACCTTCATCTTGAGGATCTTGGAGCAGTCACCGATCATACTGTTAAACACTAATTTCTTTTCAAACATGAGTTGTATAGGATTAAGGCCAGCTGAGTGAATCAACATTGGCAGCTGAAGTTTGTCGGACGATTCGTTAATGAATCGGTATAAGTCCTCGTTTTCCCAAAGTGTGTCGGTAAAGTAAAGCAGAATGTTATCGTCTGGATAATTGGTTTTTACGAAATCAGCGGTAGCGAGGCTGGCTTTACCTCCGCTGAAGAATATGATGTGATTTCTCATTGCCAGTCCTCCTTTGAGTTCATCACCCTATCTCAGCACAATTGCTCTCATGGCATTCTGGGCAAGCTGGCTCTTCCAGATCTTCAGGAACCGCAAACTTCCGTTTACACTCTTCACATTGGTATTTGATCCAATCTTCCATGTGTTTATCTCTCCCTTATTAGGCTGTATCTTCTCTTAACTGCCGCTTGAACTTTATGCCCTCTGGTGTTTCATCTAGCCAGCGATGGCATTCTAAGCAGCTATCCAGTAAATCATCTGCCGTAGTCTTCCGGGTCAATTGTTTGCGCCCGGTGATATGCGCCTGCTGTACGGCTCGAGCGCCGAGGCACTTCTTTCGCACCTCGCACACGCCGCCGGAGCGTTCCCGGACTTCTTTCCGTACCTTTGGGCTGATATCACCCATCTGTTTCTGAGTGAGTTTTATACGCTTCTTAGGACCAGGCTTAGGTGCTGGATTGAATCCGAAGTTCAGAATGGTCCGTCACACCCTTCCGGCAGTTCTACCTCGTATTCAGGATCAAAGGGATTAGAAAGGTAAGTCATCGTCTGAGATGTCGATTGGCTTTCCTTCATCAGAGAAAGGGTCTTGTCCACGCTGCCCACCTCCTTGCTGCTGGTTTCCTCTCTCTAAAAATCGCACGTTATCCGCCACAACTTCTGTTACATACCGCTTACCATTGTCTGTTTCGTAGTTGCGGACTTGGATTCTTCCCTCTACCGCAACAAGTCGTCCTTTCCGCAAATATTCAGCGCACGTTTCTGCTAGTTGGCGCCAGACTACAATAGGAATGAAGTCCGTTTCGCGCTCACCATTGTTATTGGTAAAAGGTCTATCTACTGCAAGATTGACTGAGTAAGTGGCGATACCGCTGCTTGTGTATCTCAATTGACCATCTGATGTTGTCCGTCCGATTAAAATAGATCTATTCAGCAATTTTGAACTCCCCTTTTCGTTTCATGTTGGTGTATTTTCCAACGCACTTTACGCTGCAGCATTTAGCCTTTTGAACATGAGATTTTTTTCTATAGAATGTTGATCCGCACACAACGCAATTAAGGTATGACCCAGTTTTAGGTTTATCAGCGGAGTGCTTTCTAGTATGTTCAGAGGCAGAAAGTACTTCTAAATTGTCTGGGTGATTGTTCTCCTTGTTTCGATCCTTGTGATGGACATTTTCCCAGGGAGCTAATTTTCTCCCGAGCATCTTTTCCGCTACGACAATGTGCTCAAATACATATCCATTCCCTCTAGCCCGATGATGTTCTGGCATTCGAATTTCAATATATCCGTTTGAAGTGATTCGTCTTCCGCCTTTCCAACTGGGATGTTTCTCCCTTGGAATCCTCTTCCTTGCTTCTGAAATAGACTTCAGCGACTTTTCAGGCCATCTACGCTTGTTGTGATCACCAGTTATACCTGCACGGACTCTTTTCACTTTCACTGCGTCTTTGGTACGGTTTAATTTTTTGGCTATATCTTCATCTGGGACACCAGTAATGAACATCTGCTCTAAATACTCCAACTCTTCTTCTGACCATTTGCGAGCAGCCATTAAGCAGTCTCCTTTTCGCTATTCATAGCTTTTAATTTTTCAATGAAGTCATTGGCTTGTTCTTCTGTAAGTTGAGTTAAAGCTTTCTTGTAGAGCTTGGAAGTTTGTTTACTGATATCCGCTTCCTTATATCCGAGCCCGAGCCAGAGCAATTTGGCATCACCGATCTGATTAGCTGTGATCATCTGGACCAGGTCATGCTTTTGTTGGAATGCGTCCGGATCATCTTTATCCGTGGCAATGTTGAAGAATTTCAGCATAAAGTACTTTTCTGCATAGGTCAGAGCCTTACCGACGCCCTTCTCTCCAGCTATATCAACGCCCTGACCGTACCAAGGAACTGAGATCTGTTCGTCTGGCTTCTCAGCATTCACCCACGTCATGGTCATTTCTAATTCGGTAAAATACGTTGTTGTTCGTTTAGTTACATTTCCGTTATTGTCTTTGTATTCAATAGGAGATTCGTGAAGAGTCGGCTTCGTAATCGCAGGCACTAGCAGCAATCCGAGCTCGTCCATTTTCTTTTTGAGTGAAGCTAGTACACGGCTTGATCCGGTGTAACTATATTGCGCCCCTTGGTCTGCCTTTTGGATGTAGGGGACTTCTTTCCTTACCTCAATTAGCTTCTCGTAGATATTCAACGACTTCTCCCTCCAATTCATAAGTTACTTTCACGCGATGAATACGAAAGTTCTGTGGTATATCCGGACAATGCCTTGTAGTTAACCAGTGTTCTAAATCATCCAGTCTGGTGAAACGAATGGCATCTGCAAAATTGTCAGTGGGTTGCGCTCTTCTATTCAGGTAATAGCCACGCTTGTGTTCTGGGATGTATCTGTAACTGATATCTTGCATAGGGACCACCTTTCCGTGCTATAATAGCTGTAGTTCTTTTTATAAGTGACTGATGTGGCTGCGGGTGCTTCCGCGGCCTTTTCTCTTTTATAGGCTCTCGCCATGTTTCTTTCGTAGACCGTCAGCAGTGTCTTTGATAGTTTCCCTCTTTCCTTTGCCATCTTGGCCATTTCGAGGTATACAATTCGATTTGTCAGGTACACGACTCTTTCCATCTTTATGCCTCCATCCAAAGTGTTCGAGGATATCATCAACACTGCGAAACGTAATTTCTTCCTTCACGCTGACTGTTTCATTCCTTCCTCAATTGCCTGCATCAATTCATGTGTTAAGCGTTGTTGTTCCTCTTTCGCCATGATCTCTGCCTCATATTCAGCAGATGGCTGTATAAAAACTGGCGTTAAACCGTTGTATTGTAGATCTCTAAGCAGACTGTCATAATCAAAAGCTTGTCTATCCATACGGCGACCGCATTTGGTGACTACTACGAACTCGATCATCGGGTCAACTGAGCTGCGCAATCCTTTATCAGCTTGCATCGTCAAAACCTCCGTGCAACAGTCTTACTTCCACATAGGACTTGCTCTCTATCGCTTCAAGCATGTGCTCACGGCAATGAGGTTGACCATATACCTCGTATACCGCTGGTCTGCTGCATCCTTCACACTTTGTAAAGGTTGGATACTCCGTCTTCTCAGGCTTCCGTAGTGGAATGATAGTTGTTAGCATTGCGTTCTCTACGTCGTTTTGTCTTTTAGCCATGTCGTACACTCCTTTTATTTGGGCTTGTCCTTCACACGAGGCTTAAACCGCCTCGCCGTCCTTTACTAGTTCATCAATGATCGACCATCCTACCATGGTGATCTGTCGATCCACCTGTTCACGCTCTTCCTTTGTCTTACATAAGAATGATGTATCAATGAGTACCTTGGACTTCCCGAATGTGTATTCCGCTTCGATCATCTGTTCATCACCTCGGGTAATCTTATGCGCGAGGTTGGACCGGACAACTTCCATGAGTTAAAGCACCTCCTTATTGGCAGATATAGTATTTTGAAGGAATTTGAATGATTCTGTAGTACAATATATTGAGGTTGTTGTACGATGATTATTTAAGCAGATTTCTTGCTTTGTACTACATGTAGTACACAATTGACAAAAAAAATGTCTCCCACTTCCATATTGAAAAATATTGCGATTTTGAACATTGTTTCAGCAGAAGCATTCTGTTTACGTAAAATTCGTTGGATCGTATTCCTAGAAACTCCTACTTTTTCAGCTAGTTCAGTAGGCCCTACCCCATGTTTGGCCATCAAAAACTTCAAGTTGTTTTCCATACTGCGCTCCTTTCTTTTGTACTACAAATAGTACTTTATGAACACATCGTACTACACGTATTACACATTGTCAACTATGAAGTACAAGTTATTTTGTTTTTTTATTTAATTTATGTATTACACTATGCAAGACAACATGTAAGACAAGTATTACACTGTAGATCTGGAGGTGATAAATTGTCCTCAATAAACCAACTACTTCTCAAATTAAGAGAAGCTAAAGGACTCTCATTGAGAGAAGCTGCTAAAAGAAGCGGATTAAGCCATTCCTATATAGATTCATTAGAAAAAGGTGTACATCCTAAAACAAAAGCTCCAATTAAACCATCTCCTGATAGCCTAAAATCTTTGGCCGCAGCCTATGATTACGATTATATTTTATTGATGAATGCGGCCGATTATGTAGAAGAGGAACCTAAGAGTTCTGAATACAAGCAGTTACCAGAAAGCGAAATAGAAAGAATTATTAGAGAAGCTGAGTTACATTATGATGTTAATCTTCGAGATGATCCTGATGTAAATAACGCTCTAAGGGAATTGATTCACAGTCTTGCGAAGATGAAAAAGAAATAGAATGATATAAAAATTCTATGAGTCCATGTGTAGATTCATTTAAATTTGATTTTCGAATGATCTCTTCTGATAATTCATAGCTTTTGTTCTTCATTCGAACAACCCCTTCTTTTGTAATCTAGCTAGTGATTAGTTAATTTGATAATACCATATAATATGAACCCTAAGAACATGTGTTCTTATTTAGGGTAAAAAAATATACTGTGAGGCATGATCATGGTAATTAAACCTGGTCGTTGCCTGCTGGCTATACGCCTCAAAGAAATTCGTAAATCTCAACAATGGTTGAGTGAGCGTATTGGTATGAGTAAGTCGCAGATTTCTGATTACGCAACCAATAGAACTATGATGTCTTATGGAACAGCCTTGACCATCGCCACGGCAATTGGCTGTCACATGGAAGATCTCTATGAGAAGGTTATAGTCAGCAGCGAGTGAGTGACGTTTCGGTCACTCCGACCGGGTAAATAGTACACTCATTCACGAACATCAACGCGTAGAAGTATACGAGTTAAATATAGCATGTATTGTAGAAATTTGGTGAAGGAAATTTTTTACATATAGCACACATAAAACATTACCCTTTAAATTGCCTGTATAATCCAGTTATATATTTAGGATCAAAAAAGCACCTTCCTCATGGAAGGTGCTTTACTGTTATAAATTTAGGATTACGTTCGACGAGATCTTGCTTCGTCATTTTTATTTCTGTCATCTTCTTTGGATAATCTGATTTATAGGATGAGTGCCAATTCAATACTTTTCCTAATTCAGTAGAATTAAGTTTTTGTCGATTACACAACAGTGCACGTTCTAAGTTGTCAAATGCTTCGAAATAGTAAATAGCATCTAGTTTTACGAATGAGGGCTGATTAAAAGGTGGATAATGAATTTTTATCAGCTTGTTAGAATCCATAAATGCTATCTTTGCTTCTTTACCCTTACTTGAAGAGATATTTAATGCTGTGATTAAAGTTCCGGTATTTTCAATGACAAGGAACGTGCGGGGCCTAGGGCACTCTTGACCATCAGTAAACCTTGAACTTAATAATAAACCATGTCCTGGTTCAATTATCAAAAGATTACTAGACCTGCAGATTCATCATAATAAATGGTGTATGATTCTTCACCATAGGCCTCAAATGTTTGCAACAATTCCAAAACATCATCATTCAACGATATTTCGGATGGATTATAATAAAACTTCACGCCATTTATCTCTTCATACATAGTTAACGAATTACCTGACTCATGGGCAAATATCATATCTTTTACGGCTTCAAGTTCATTTTTGCGAATTTGATCTAAAGTGATTTCACCCAGATGCTTATTGTAATAATGACCAAGATCAGATCTCTCGAATGATTCTTTCCATGAAGTATGCAAATGGTTAATATCGGATAGCTCCCTAGCAGAAAGATCACCAAAGAGTTCTATGGTTGTGTTTATTGAGTCTAAATGCTCCCTCGTTAAGTAAACATCTGTGTTTAGTGCATTTTCAATAAACTCTGTATTGTGGTAATAGTACGGCTGCCTTACTTCCTCAACAACTGATCCATTCTCAAAAGCGATAATTTTTTCTTCAAATAAAGGTTCATCGTATTTCGCCATATGTACAAGTTGCGAGAAATAAAGCATTTTTTGTAGTTTCATGTTTCCGTCAAATTTATTTCTAGGGTGATCGTAGTTGTGCTGTATGAACCACTGAGCTACATTGACGGCAGTTGTCTTATTAATTACCATAACAATCCTCCTTATATAAGGATTAGATACCCTAACGCATTCATAATAACATATCATACCTATAAGTCAATGCGAAACAAGAACTAGTGTTCCCTTAATAGAAAATTTTATACATTTTATTCTACTCATATTTTATGGACTATATTACAATACAGATATCAAAGTTATCGTTTAACAATGGAGGTTTATTCATGGAAAGAGTAGCAATGTACCTGCGTAAATCTAGAGCTGATTTAGAAGCTGAGGCGCGCGGTGAGGGTGAAACGCTTGCTAAACACAAAAAGGCTCTTATGCGTACTGCTAAGACGCTAGGGCTTAATATAATCAAGATCCGTGAAGAGATTGTATCTGGAGAAAGCTTGCTGCACCGTCCTGAAATGAATGAGCTCCTTCGCGAGGTAGAGCGCAAAGAATACGATGCTGTTCTTGTCATGGACGTGGACCGGCTTGGACGTGGTAACATGCAAGAGCAAGGCTTAATACTGGAGACATTCCGCACCGCCAGCACAAAAATAGTCACACCACGCAAAACTTATGACCTGAACGATGAGTTTGATGAAGAATACTCTGAATTTGAAGCATTTATGGCTCGTAAGGAGTTAAAGATCATCAATCGACGGCTACAAGGTGGACGTGTGCGTTCTGTTGAAGAAGGTAATTATATCGGAACTCGCCCTCCATACGGATATGACGTCGTCAAAGAGGGTAAGTCACGTTACCTAGTTCCAAATGAAGAACAATCCAAAGTCGTGAAGATGATATTCGACTGGTATACCAATGATGACCCAGAAAAACGCCTAGGATCAGATAAGATATCCAATGAATTAAATATGCTCGGATTTAAAACATACACCGGAATGAGCTGGAAATCATCCTCAGTGTTGACTATCATCAAAAATCCGGTATATATCGGACTGATCCAGTGGAAGAAAAAAGAAACCAAAAAAACAGCTACTGGTCGTGTGGTCAAAACGAGAGACGAAAAGGACATCATAACTGCCAAGGGTAAACATGTACCTTTGGTTAGCGAAGAGTTGTTCAAAAAGGCGCAAGAGATACTTAAAGGAAAGTATCATGTACCCTATCAATTAGAGAATGGACTCATCAATCCCCTAGCCGGGATCATGCGGTGTGCAAAATGTGGTTATTCGATGGTATATCGTCCTTATACTGGACAGCCTGGACACTTGATTTGCTATAACAAAGAATGTGACTGCCGCAGTTCTCGCTTCACTTTTGTTGAAGATGCTGTCATGAATGGACTTGAAGAGTGGTTGAAGGAATATAAAATCCACTGGAGCAAACACAAGCGTGAATTCGATAATTCATCCGCGGTAGAGCTGAAGCAGATTGCATACGATTCACTTTTGAAAGAAGCAGCTGAACTGGAGAAACAAAAAAATCGGCTTCATGACTTCCTTGAGCGCGGAATATATGATGAGGACATTTATCTGGAGCGTTCCCAAAGTTTGGCGGAGCGTATGAAGGAAACAAGTGCCGCGATTGATCGCACGATGATTGAGCTGGAACAAGAAAAGAATCGGGTTGATGCACAACAAAATATCATCCCTACAATTCAGAATGTGATTAAACTCTACAGAAAGACAAAGGATCCAGCCAAAAAAAATGCACTGCTTAAATCCATCCTTGTACGAGTGGAGTACAAGAAGGAAAGACATCAGCGCAATGATGATTTTGAATTGAAGCTCATACCAAGAATATAGCTGTACCAACGACCCCGATAGGATACCGATAACCTATTGGGGTTAATTC